TGACTTCCCTTTAAACTGCAGCAAAAACGATGTAGACTTCAACCTGTCATAAATACGGCTGTCATATCCGTCTTTTATCTGCTTTACATTTAAGTTGGTAGTGATTATAGTAGCTCTGCCACGTTCTACCCTGTCAGATATAATGGCATCGACTTTGTTGCCTACCCATTTATTGTCGTATTCCGCCCCAAAATCATCGAGTACCAACAATGGGCAATTACGAATTTGGTTTTCAAATTTCAAGTAGTGTTCGGCTGGTCCTTTACTCAAAACAAGCAAGGTGTCGAGCAGGCTTATCATTGAGATTAAGTAGCCGTTATACCCTTGATTAATTGCAGTTCGTAAGATACTTATTGCAAGGCTAGTCTTACCAGTTCCAACTGGCCCCATAAGTATGAGCCCCTTACCATTTCGAATGTGTTCACTCAAGTGTAGGGAATATTTGAAAGCATTGTTATACGCCTCCTTATCCTCTGGAGGTGCTCCCAGTTCTTTGAGTTTGTCAAAGTCCATGTCCTTATATCGGCCTTTAATTCCGTATCGGCTTAGATCTTTTTGACGGTCAATCACAATAGGCGGAGCATATGTAGGTTTATAAAACTCATAGCCATTCGCCTGTTTCGTTTTTCCAGTCGACGTCCGAGCCATCTGATTTTGCCTTAGCCGTTCTATTTCCTTTGCCACGTCTATTGGTTCCACTTTCTTTCGCAGCCTCCTCCCTTATCTTGTTATTTAGTATGGCAGTGATATATGCAATACTAGCTTTGCCAACCTCAACCGATTTAGATATAGCTGTTATGACTTCACTTTCTCCAAAGTCATTGACAAGGTATTCTAATTTATCTTTTGTCATTGGTGAAATTTCGCCAACATCATTCATGTAAATTTTGAATACATTTTTATATGGATCATTTTTTGGTGGTTCATCATCAAACATATTTAATAGTTCATTCGAATTTTGATTTTCGCCGTCCCTATAATATGAATATGAATATATATTTCCTTTCCTTTCCTTTCCTTTAGCTTCATTTGCTTCGTTTGCTTCGTTTGCTTGAAGCATTTGCTTCGTTTTGCTTCGTGTCTTTCCACTTTTAAGACCGCCTAAACGCCCAGCCTCACTACGTTTTTGGGATATTTCATCACGCTTTTTTTTGCGAAGCAAATTTCGTCTGATGAGTGATGGCGACCAGAAGTATTCGCCGTCCGTTTCCAGTAGTTCACACTCGTTAATAAGCAAATTTACGTATGCTTCGGCTTGCTTCGTTATGCTTCCTTTTGCTTCGTTGCTTGAAGCATTTGCTTCGTTTTGCTTCATTCCAAATGCAATACCAAGACCTGTAAAAGTGATTTTATCCATAGGTAGTTTGTATTCTTCTTGTGTTGCTAGCTGCTCGATTAATATCCACCACCAAGCATATGCAATCACTCCGCACAGTTCTTTCATTACAATAATTTTCGGATCATTACTGGCATTTACATCATGGCTGAAATAATATGTATCTTTTGCCATCGCTTACCCCTTAATAAAATAAATCGTCGTGCTTAACACCTAACACATCGGCCCACATAAAACGCTTTTTATCAAACGTAATAGGTTTACCGCTTAGATATAAAACCAAAGCACGTGGAATAGTTTGAGCCCTGTTGCTAAACTCCATAAGCGTTAGGTGCTTTTTCTCCAACGCTCTAATAAATACGTCAAACTTTACTCGCATAATCAACACCCCTTTTCTTGGTGAACGATAACCAATTTCCCTGTTGCAGCTTGTACTGCTTTCTTGAATTCAACCTCGTTCGAATTCTCATTAGATAGATGGATAAGGTGAATGGCCTTACATTGTGAAAGATCCATAGACCATAAAAACTTTATGACATTTTCAAGTGCAAAGTGAGATTGAATAAGTCGCTCCATACGTTGCTTGCTCAACTCATCTTGCTCGACTTTCTTATTGAGCAGATCATAAGAGTGGTTGCATTCAACCATAATATGATGCACGCCTTTAAAGGTATACTTGCAATAATATGTGTCGGTAATGTAGAGGAGTTTTTCCTCTCCGTCGGTGATAAGATAGCCAACATTAGGTACATCATGTTGCAGCTCAAAAGGTAATATCGTAAATATTCCTCGTTTGAAAGACTTCCTAGGAGTTATCTCAACCCATGAATGTTCGTCTACCACATGTAATGCATCGGCAGTTTCTCGTAACATATATATTTTATGTCCAAGTTTTAACATATCAGCCACGGACCTTGAATGGTCGCCATGTTGGTGAGTAACTACGGCACCCAGTAGGTGGAGAAAATTATACCTACATGCCCTTTGAATGGTTTTGAAAGGTAAACCCACGTCAAGCAATAATTCGTCGCCGTTTACACTTGATTTAATGCGGTAGCAGTTGCCAGCGGAACTGCTACCAAAACATTCGATACTAATCATTTGAACATGGCATCGGCGTTCAATATTTCGCCAGTTTCAGCATCGACAAAAGTTGGTTCATTAGGTTCAATGTCAATCACTTCACTATTGGCATTATGTTCAATAGTAGTTGTAACGTCGTCCATTACATCACTGACTTTGCCCTCAACGTCGATAATTTCATCTGTAGTTTGTAGCCCCATACTAATTTCCGGAGCAGTTGTACGGATCAACCATGCTGCTGCACGGTACCTCAACATTTGGTCTGGCATTGTTTTCCATTTACTACCTTTTTTGTCGTACCACCCCTCTTGCTTGGCAATGGATATAGTAACTTCTGGGCCGTAGATAACCTCATCGCTGCCTTTTTCTTTGGTATAGGCAACAACGCCTTGGCTGTCCGTTCCTTTTTTGCCAGTTTCTTTGTATTTAATAGCCTCAAAGCGACCACATTGATTGAATGTAGCTATTAAGAATTTACTGGACCAACCTGGGTTGCCATACACTATGTACAAGTTCTGCATTACCATTAAAGGTGATGCATTCATTCTTTGTGCCATTTCTAAGGCAATAATTGCATTGCCAAGATTTTGTTCGCCTTGGAATTGCTGTGGAACTAATGTAGATTTACTGAACATACTTGCTTGACGTTGCAGCAACGCAAAGCCATCGGCACTTTGAAAGCCTGGTAATGATTGTTGTTTTATAGTAACTTCTTTTGACATGGTTTACCTCCTAGATCATTGTTAACTCTTTAAAATCAGCGTCTACAACTAATTTGATTGTTTGGCTGTTACATTTAATAAAGTCTGTTACGGCCTCAGCATTATCAATAAATACTGGAGCAGTAACGTTATAGAATTTAGTTAACGCATTAATAATGTCGAGCCCTACATTCATACGAGCTGCATTATTCATGCTACGGTATGGAACACCTTTATAAGTAGTTTCGCAACATTCCTCTATGTTTCCATTAACTAAAACGTTGAACATTTTAAAACGAGCATATTCAAAATGACTGTTGATACTTTCTTCCAACATATCCACCTTTGCTTTGACGAATTCATCAATTAAGAAAGATGTTTCATCTAGTAAATTCTTTTCTGCAGCAAGTTTTTGTTGTTGGTTTTCAAGTTCAATCACACGTTTTTGAATATCAGCATTTAACGTGTATTTATTGAGCTCAGTTTCTAACGCTGCACGCTTTTCTTTGACTGAGCTTATCTCATCATCAAGCCTTGCCACTTCTTTGTCGTCAGCCTCTTCGCCCTCATCTAATTCAAGTAAGAATAATTCGGCTTTTAGTTCCTTATAGTCTGGATCATCTTCGACATTAGGTTCTAAATAACTTTCATATTCTTTGAACTTACTTTCATAAGCCTTTGTTTTGTCCTCAATTTCCTTAGTCAGTCCATCGGCTTTGACTATTAATTCTTCTCGCTGTTCTTCATAGTTGGCCTTTAGCTTTTCCGCACTTTCAATTAGTGCATGCCATTCCTCCAACTTTGCAGCCTTTTCAGAATTAAACGCAGCCTCTAACTCGGCTTGCTTATCTTCTGGCAAAGGTTGTCCACAGGTGGGGCAAGCCTCTTTGTTAAACTCTTGAGCATTAAAGGTATTGAACTCAGCCTGCAAGGTTTCAATTCGCTTACTTTCTCGTTCAATATCTTTCGCCAAGTCATAAGCCCTGTCGGTGTATCTATCGTGTTCACTTTCGATGATTTTTAATTGTGTCAATAAAGCCTCGTATTCGCCTCGTTTACGTTGCTTTTCTGAGTTGTAGATAGATAACACCTCTGACTGTCTTGCTTTCAACTGACGGCCAATTTCATCGATTTTAGAACGCTTTTCTGTGGAGCTAAAACCATTAATGATAGTTGCCTTTTGACTTTCTAATTCATCAATAGATTTATTTAAGGTTTCAATGTCCGTTTTTAACTTGCTTTCGCTTGTAGCTATGTCCGCTTTATTTCTTAAAGCCTCATCAATACGAACTGGGATCATATCCAGTTCTTTATTAATGGCAGTTTTCTTTGCAGCAACAATCTTGCGTTGCTCATCAACTGTTCTACCATTTAATAGTTCGGATAATCGTTTTAATTCATCCTTGCTATTGATTACGCTTGCATCGTCCACATCACCGCACATTTCTAGCAATAACTTACGGCGGTTTTGCCATGAGTACTGCTCATTGAAATATAGAGGGTTGGTGATTAGCTTAAACACGTCCTCTGCAATAACATCATTGATATATTGCTTATATTCCTTTTCTTTCACCGGCACTTCGTTTATGAAGTAGTCAGTGGTATGCCCTGTGAGTTTTGTGTCGCCACCTCGTGGGCTGCTATACTTTTCACGATACACACGTCTCAAAGTAAAGCTATTGCCATCATCATTTAGGAACTCTGCCTCGACTTCATGATTAACCTTATGAATGGGTTCCCCATTTTCAAGGGTTTTAATTTCGAAATCGGCACGGTCTAAACTATCCTTGCCAAACAGTAGCCAACATAAACTGTCGAATACTGTCGTCTTGCCTGTAGCATTATCACCATATATAGTGGCGTCTATTCCTCCAAAGTCAAACTCGCTGTTTCTTATTCCTTTGAAGTTTTGCAAGTTTAATTTAAGTAATTTCATATCGTATGTTCTCCTTAGCTAACTTGTGCTTGTACATCAATCGTGCGTGGTTCAATTTCTAATTGGTTTGCCCATTTAAGCACAGTATTATTGATGGCCTTGTCCTTAGATACACATTGATTGCCAAACAATTTTGCTTGCACCAGTTTTGTGAATTTATCCTCACCCTTTGACAATTCAAGGCACGCAACAGGTTTCATGTTATCGTCGGTAACTACTACAATAGCTGCAGCACCTCGCATAACTTTGTCTTTATAAGATCCAACACAATTACGAAGTTCTTTGCCTATCATCATTAAATCGGCAGCGGTTTTTGGCACCATAAAGTGCATGCCATTTACATCGGCGTTTAACTCAGGAACTTTAGGCAAGTTTACATCGCCGTATTCCTGTTTGTTATAGATATTAATAAGTTCTGCATGTAATTCTTTTAATTTAAACCTCTTACCCCAAAACTTATCTCGATATTTTAACTTCAATTCTGAATACATTTTTACGCAGTCCTCGATGTCTCTAAAGTCCTCGGATAATATCCAACGCAATGCAGCCGGCTCGCCATATCTAGCAATCATTACTTGCCAAAATTCTTTTGAACCATCGATATGCAATTTCATGGACTTTCTTATGTCCTTAGCACGTTGCACTTTGCCGCTATAACGTTGTATATCACAATCTGGAACACCATATCGATTTAGTGTCATAATAGTTCGTCTGATGTTCTCATCGTTGAATAGCTTTAACACCTCAGACATACAAACTGCCAAAGGGTTATTTACCATCGCCCTGCGTAAAGATCTACTGTCAGGAGATTTGCTTACCACTCGCATGGCCTCTTGGAAGTTCATGCCTTTTTTAGTTAGCTCGAACACATTATCACCAATAGGAATATTGATAACTCGACTGTATAAATGGCTATCATCCCAATACGATGCACAACGATGTATATACGCTATGCTAGGCATATCTGGTGCAGCAATCTTTAATGCCATATTTAATAGCATCGCAAAGAAATATCCGCCCTCCTCGTTAGCGGAGGGTGATATATACACATCGGCTGCACTATAACCATATGTAGCCAATAAACGCTTTTGGAACGCTACTCGTAACATTCTGAATAAATCATTCAAAGGCTTTTTGTTAATGCTATGCATAGCATAAGACTTGCCGAAGTATTTTAAGACCTCCATGAAATAGTGTTCTCGAATATATCTAGTAGTTAGATCATACTTTTGGCGATTGTAGTCAGTGTAAATGGCTTTCTTTTTCTTAAAGTCAAACCGTAATACCTCTTTGCGTGTTCCCTCATCAATAGAGGTTCCGTCCAATCGCATTGATATAGCTTTATAGCTGATACGTAAATCGATACAGTCTTTGAGCTCAACTACTTCTGCATAAATGTTTAGTGGTATGAGGTGATTTTCATCACCTATATGTAATACCTTGTCTCTGTATGGCTCGCTATGATAGCCACAATTTGGACAAGTAAAATACTTCGCAGCAGTTGTATAACCGTTGCTATAGTTATACTTACGTTTCCATTTTCCACCGAACGTAAAATTACAGTCAGTATGATATATAGTTGTATAAGCTGCATCGTAGCTACTTTCCAATATCACACTATCAAACATTCTAGGGATATATGTTCTCGCTAATACCTCCATGACATTCGCCCCTTTTAATCAAACATATCTAACGCATCGAACATATCCTCGGAGCTTTCCTCCGCAGCTGGTTGAGGTTCCTCCACTACCTTTGGCGGTGCCTCTTTCTTAGTTTTCTTTTTAGTTGGTTTTGGTGTTTCTTCTTTTGGCTCGTCAGCTTTATCTGCTTTCTTGGCCTCTTTTTCAACCAACTTAATGGCCTTTACAATGCTTTTGGAGACGGATATATTTGTTTCACAAAAGTCGATTGCCCTTTGATACTCGATTGTATTAGCTGGATCCAACTCAATCGCTTTTTGTAACACCTCAATTTGAGGTGTTACGTTATCAATTACTTGTTTAAAGCTATTTACATTCGCCATGTTGTCATTCTCCTATTTACCCATTAACGCATTAAGTTCTTGCATAATTTCTGGTGTTAAATCACCGGAATTTGGCTTGCCATTTACACCGTGATTACGGAATACATCGAGTGCAGCTTTCACGCCCTCAGCACCTACATGTTTAAGCCAGTCTTTGAAGTCGTTCCAATATACTTGTGGGTCGACTTCTGCCGTTTCTACATCTAATTCGGTTTCGGTTGGTTGCTCAACTTCTTCCGCTTTAACCTCTACAGGTTCGCCCTCGAAGTTTGTTACAGGAACCTCTGCAACTTCCTCGACTGGTTCTACTACCTCAACAGGTTCTGGCTGAGTTTCTTCAACTACTTTTGGTGTAGTTTCTTTTTTAGGTTCAGGCTTAGCCTCTTTTTTAGGTTCCTCTACAACTTCTGCAACCTCTTTAGGGTTCATTAATTCGTTATATTCTGCAATTTTCTTTGCTAGATCTTTAGGGCCTTTAAATTCAATAGTGAAAGTATTCATGGTCAATTCTCCTTTTCTAAATATGATTTAATGTCTTTCATTGTTTGGATAACTTCATTAAGATATGGTCGGACTTCAACTAATGGCGTTACGCCTCGTTGGTCCTCCAAGTATTTAATTCGATTGGTTAAATAATGCAAAGTCATAGAACCCCACGGAGTAAGGAACATGTCATATTTTTCATGATTCGCTTTCATTTGTGTAAGTTCGATTTTTTCGCCTTTATACATCAAGTTGTTAATGTTCATTATTTACCTTTCAACGCAGCAACTTCATCTGTTAATGCTTGAACTAATTTTTCAAGTTGAGCAATACGGCCATTTTCTGTCTTAGCCTCTGCCAAGTAGTCGGAGCCTTTTCCAACTTTAAATGCAGCATTAAGTGTTAGTTGAGTTTCACCGCCCAATGTAACACCTACACCATACATAGTGCGTTCATTAGGGCGATAGAAAGCACCCAACGCAACTGCATTTGCATTTCTATAATGCCCATAGCTAACCGCATAACTTGCTTTGTCGTTGCGGTTAAAATCTAACGGATGCAAGCCACTCAACGCAGCGGAGCTTGCTCCCAACTTATTAATGCGTTGTTGTGTAGCATTAATTTTGTTATTTAATTCATTCTTAATGGTAGTTGTGTCAGCACTGATTTTGCCTTTCAAGTCTGCAATATCATTAGTATTGATATTCACTTGATTTTGAGTGTTAGCCATTTCAGTCTTGAGTGATTTGTCAGTGCTTTCTAAAGTTTGAATACGGTTTTCATGATTATCGGTAACTTTGCCAAGATCATTAATGGCCTTTGTATTATTCGCAATAGCACTTGTATTGCCTGCAATGTTTTGCGTATTTTTAGCAATATTTTGAGCGTTTTTATTGATTGCTAGGCCATTGTTGTTAATCTCATCAATGGCTGCATATAACTGGCTACCATTTACGGCATCGAGGCTATCTGCCTCAATTCTGCCTGCTGCAACATTTTGCAACTGGCGATTATAATTATCTAAATTGCTATATGTATCTGATTTTTTACTGCCAAAAGATACAGTGGAGTTTGGTTGCTCCCCTGCAAAGATGTGGGTGGTGCCATTAATCTGCATTTGACCGAATGGCACGGCATTATATGTTTGACTATTAGTGCCGATTGCAACACTATTTTGTACTGGTGCACTAGCATTGTTGCCAATAGTAACTGCGTCAATTCCTCTTGTTACGGAGTGGGTACCAATAGTGATTGCCCCTTGGTTATCTACAACAGAATTTGCACCAATTACAGTTTGCTCCTGATGAGCCCCAATGTAATTGTTATAACCAATAGCAGTTGATTGTCCGCCTGCTACAGTACCATTGCCACCACCAATGACAATGGTGTCGTCCCCAGTGATTTTGTTATCACGACCAAGTGCAACAGAATTTGTGGCATTAACTACTGTATTGGCACCACTCGCAATAGAGTTGTACCCAGTAGCAACTGGAGCTGTTGTATTCGGTTCAACTGGACCAGTAACTATGTTATTTGCCATTACATTCACTGCCATTGCAGCAATAGCGGAAGTTGTTACGATAATTTTTTTATTCATGTTTAAGATCTCCTTATGTTATACTTAGATTGGTTAATTTAACTATGGGCGTTACTAGTTGCAGCTGGTATCGCCCTTTTTCTTTGTCTTGCCCTCATTCGTAAATGAGCTGTGTGGCAGTCTTTACATACGGCAACTACTTTGCCAATGGCCGTGTTATACAGGCTATACGTTGTAGCTGGTGTGAGTTTATAGCCGCAGTGATAGCAACGCTTTACCATTTCACCAACACCTCGCCTGTAACCCACCATGTGAGAATACTCATTACAACGAATAGGAATACGGCTCCGAAGATAAAGCCCTCTACCACATCGGCGAATTGAGGTAATGCATTTGCTCGTCTCAATTCTCTTTTTTCTCGATAAGTCATGTTCATTCTTTACACCTCCATGAGTTGCAGCATACCTGCTGTAGTAGTTCGTATGCTTGCTTTTAATTCTTTCAATTCCCTTTTTAGCTGTTCATTCTCAGCCACTAACTCGGCATATCTTGTTGCCGTAAACTCTTTATCGTACTTAGCTAGTGCATGCACTCCCTCCTTACTAAATCTGACGCCAGGAACGTCTGATAATTGAATTAGTTTACCCTCATCTCGGAGCTGATACACTGCGGATGTAGATATTTGAAAGAGTTCCGCAACCTCTTTCACGGTATAAACTAAACTCATAAGCCAAGCACCTCTTTGACCTCGTAACATCTTTCTAGGTATTCTCTGACAAGGGATAAACTCCATTGCAGATCCTCTGTTTTTTCAGGGTACTTTTTTAAACGTTCGTTAATATCTTTATCAGCTCGTTCAAAACGAACTATAGTTTCATTGAATTCTTTT